CGGCAATGCCCTCACGAAATGGGGCTAGTTTCTTGCTGGCCTCTATGAACCTGCCACCGCTGGCGTGGTTGCCCCCCACATAACGCTTAGAGCCCTGGGGGGCGGGTTCTATCCCACCAACCCAGAGCTCCATGCTTTGCTTGGTTGTTATTTTTTCCCCTGCCTCACAGCTAGGACTATCGAAGTCACAAAAAGCCACGCACACAAAAGGTATGCCCCGCCTTGGAGGAAAATGTTGCTTGCATCAGCGGCCAGTAAGCCAAGAAAAACGGCAAACACCAATGTATAAGCTAGAGCAGCCATGATCTAAAAGGGCATTTCCTCAGTAGCGACTGTTTCAATCTTTGGATTGTTGACATGAATTGCGGCATAACGGATTTGGCCGTTATCGCCCTCAAATTCCTCAACACGCACTGACAGGTTTCCACTGACATTGACAATAGCGCCAACTTTTATCCCAGCGGGTTGTTCCCAGATAGTGAATTTCTCTTTGCGGTCTGTGCCCTCACGGTCTTTGAATGATGTGGTGACAAAGATTCCCTTGTCCGTAATCAATCGCTCAACCGTTCCATCTGTAATCTGTATTTTAGCCATTTCGGCCTCTCTTTATTATTCCGTGCCTAGACTTTGCGCCCAGGATTTTCGACCCTAGCACAACCACCGTTGAAAACTAGGTCCATTTCACCAGTTATGCCGTGGCGATTCTTTGCCACATCCATAATCATTCTAGTCTGCTCAAACTCAGCATCAGTGTCAGACCTCTCACGCCTGAGCAAAATCACCACATCAGCATCCTGCTCAATCGCTCCAGAATCCCTGAGGTCAGATAGCGCTGGGGCTTTGTCTTGCCTTGATTCACTTTGCCTGTTCAGCTGAGCAAGTGCAATCACAGGGACCTCAAAGTCTCTGGCTAGGGCCTTGAGGCTCATTGAGAAATCGCTAATTGATTCATACCTTTTGCGGCCTGGGATGGTGTCATGGATCAGACCCAAGTAGTCAATCACAATGGCCCTGAGTCCACCGTTTTGCTGGAGGGTCCTAGCGTGTGCCCTGATGTCATTGATGGTCTGTGTGCCCCTGTCAACAATCGCCAGGTTGGACTCACCAAGTTCATCCTTGGCCTTGTTCAGGGCTTTCCAATCAAAGTCAGACAGAGTGCCTTTTTCCAGGTTGCCCAGGTAGACGCTGGAGGTCATTGCATACATCCTGGTCAGTAGCTCTGTCTTGGACATTTCTAAGCTGTGGAATGACACTGGCCCCTCTTTGCTCAGGTGATAGGCCGCTTGTAATCCAACCACGGTCTTACCCACACCAGGGCGAGCTCCAATCACATACATTGCGCCAGGGCGGAATCCACCAATGGCGGTGTTCAGTGCATCCCAAGGACTTTTCAGGTAGGTCCTAGGGGTGGCCAGAACCTCCAAGTGGCCTAGGGCTAGGTGGCTGACATACTCAATTTTTCCAGTGGTCCTGCTTTCAGCAAGCTTTCCTAGATTGCGGCGGGCTTCATCAATCACCGCATCCAAATCCTCAGCTGGTGATCTGGCCACAATGTTGTGACCTGTATTTCTAAGGTCACGCCTGATGGATTCATCACGCACAATCTGAGCATAAAAGCTGACATTGACAGCGGTGATGCTCTCATGTTGCCAAGCGTGGACATCCTCAGAATGGTTTGGGAGCTTAGCGGCAACGGTCAGGGCATCAATGGCCTGATGTTTATTCCTCATGTCGCACAGCGCTTGATAGACCCTGCCCAGCTTTAGGTCATTGAAGTCCTCAGGCACCAGATTTATTTCATCTAAGGCTTGTCCTTTCGATAGCAAAATGCTGCCAAGAATTGCGATTTCAGGATTCATTAGTTGCCACCTGTGAACTTATGCTTTTTGACTGGTGCCTCTTGCTTGCCCTTGGACCATTTGGCCTCTTGCCTGATCCAGTTTTTCCAAGTAAGGTCCCAGTTCTTTTTTGTGGCGGCTTTCGTGGTGCTGTTCCAGTGGTCCATAAATGCATGGGTCTCTAACTTCAAATCAACCCATGGGAAGTGCTCAGCCATGAGGTCCCAGGATTGCTTAGAGGGTTTAAAAGAATCAGAGATTCTGGTCCCATTTTCCTTGACTGGTTTGGGTGCTGTTTTGCCCCCTGTTTCTTTAAGGGTTCTACTAAGGGTTTGCGTGCCACTGGTTGTCACCCCCAATTTACCTGAGTTGTCACCCCCGTTTACCTGAGCTGTCACCCCCGTTGCACCATCTGTCACCCCTGTTACCCAATCTGTCACCCCTGGGAGGTTCACCCAATAGCGGTTGGTTTTGTATTGGGCAAAGCCCTCACCAGCTTGTCGCTCAATGATTAGTTCACCCAGATTCTCAAGCTCAATTAGGTCACGCTTGATGGACCTCTGGGAGGCGTTAGCTTTTTTGGCCAGTGTTGCGATTGAGGGCCACGCACCTAGCTCACCTTGCTGATCTGCTATTGCCAACAGCACCAGCCTGGCTCTGCCCTCAGATTTGGAAGTGGTCCAAACCTCATTCATTATTTTGATAGTCATTTGCGGCTCATTTCATGTCATTTCATGTTACAATTTAGATGTTACTTGTTGGCTTAGTCCCTCATTTGACCCTTTCATGTTACGGGAGACCCTCAGCTAATCGCTGGGGGTTTTCCTATTGTCCTGGTGAAGTCATTCAAAAGCAAATACCAGTTACCAGAAACATAATCATACACTGTAACCTCTAGCGGGTTTTGCCAGGTCCTCAGCTTCCAGCCATGGTGCTGAGCGGTCACTGCCGCCTCACTGGAGGACTCAATTACCCCATTGAAGTAAGCGCAAAGGGTGATGATGTTTGAGGCGTTAGAGAGGCGCTTAGCCTTTGAACCTCCAGCGCCACGGTTTACTCTGTGCTGAGGGACCAAGGTGTCATCTTGGAGACCACAGTGGAGACAATGGCCGTCTCTTGCTAGGTATTTTCTGAACTCTTTTTCAGTCACAGTCATCAAAGTAGCTTTGGCACACTTCACAGTTGCCATCACAATCCACACAGTAGGTGGTCTCTTGCATTTGCTCCATTGCCATTCTGTGAAGTTCTGCGAATACTAGGCGCTCTTTCCTAGCCGCCCGCCTTGCTTGAATCCATTTAGAAAACATCATCCCCTCCACTCCATCTGTATCAATTTGCCAGCCGCCATAACGGCCATCTGGGACTCACTTAGGTGCCTAATCTTTGCCTTGATTCTGTTCAGTTCTACCTTGGCCAGATCAGCTTCAAATCTGACATCCATAGCCTTGAGTTTTGCCACCGCTTGGCGGTCTACAATCGTGCCCTGAGCACTTAGCAACTCAGTGGCCTCTACTCTGTCGGCGGCGCTTGCAAGTTCTAGATACTTGATCTCAGCCTCAGCAAGTAAGGCAATGCCCTGCTCACTCTGGTTGCGTATCTTCTCCAGTTCCCTGATTACCTCTTTCGGGGTCTCCATTGATAACCTCTCTCAATTTCATGCCTAATTTTTTTAGCTCTTTATACTCAGCCTCACCCTCATCCTGGTATCCCTGGAGGTAAAGCGATTGGACCAGCTCTCGCTTTTCATTGATTGCGGCCACCAGTATGTTTCTATCCAGTAAATGCATCTGCTAAAGCCGTCATTGCCGTCAGTGTGTCCTTGGGTGCCTTGGCTTGTCTGGCTTGGTTGAACACATCACGCAACGCCTCAACCGTTTCCGCCTTGGTTGCCTCTGCTAACCAGTCACGGGTTTCTGGTTGTCGGTTTCGGATTTCCTCAGAGGATGCCACGCCCTTTTTTGTGTCTACGGCAAGCGCCGCAACCATAGCCCTGCCCCAGGCGGCTGTCTCAGCGTTCTGGACCTCTGAGTCTCTAGTGAATCTGGTTGGCCCTGGTACGGGCTCCCACGCTGTTCCAATCCCAGGGTTAGTGTCCTCAGGTGAGCGGTATGCGGCGGCTGTGTAAACCACCCAATCCTTGCCACCAAAGTCAGATAAGAACTCTAGGCTAACTTGACCTAGATTTCCGTCTGGGAACTTTTCACGAAACTCAACAATGCGTGAAGCCACATCTATGTAGTCCAGCGGTCCCTTGTAATCAGACATCAGCCAACCTCACTTCAATCTGGTCAGTTATGGTGAGCCAAATGTCTATGCCGCCAACCAGGATTGCCACCTGGTCAGGCATAAAGTAATCGGACCTGACACCTTGGACCTCTCCCACAATGTAAGTGTTCTCATTATTCGGGCGCTTGATTGTCAAATCAACCAAGTCACCAATGGTTAGTTCTTGGGGGTTCATTAGTTCCCTTTCTTAGTCACTAAAAACGGCGTTCCAGACCCTCTGGATTGCCGACTAAACATGTGCTGGCCGTTGACCATTCCACGCTTTGCATTTCCCATAGTATCAATAACCTCACTCTTGAGTGCAAGCGCCACAGCCTTGGCTTTAGATTCTGCCTCTAGTGCGGCGGCCAGATCAACACCAACATCACCTAACTCAACCTGTGAATCCTGAATGTTTGGGTTCATCCGCCTCACGCTTTCATAGGTGCTGGTTGAACCATCCCAGTCTGGTGCTGTGTTTTCATCAACACACTCTAGGAATTGCTCCACCATCATCATGTCTGCCGATTGCTGAAACACATCAGCCTTGACCTCAAACTCACGATAGTCAGACCCGCCGATAAGGACAGCCACATAAGCCTTTTTCAGGCCAAGGGTGCTCATGTACCACTGGACCTGTGTGAGGTAATAATCAGGCACCCCGTCAGCCCAATCATCTGGGTATTTTGCGGTCTTGATTTCGACCACGCTGAGGGTGCCGTCAGTTTCTACGGCTAGGCCATCAACATTGGCGATCTGAAATGAGTGCTCCAGACTTTGCCAAGTCCCAACATCACGCTGGATGGTTAGCTCTGGGTGTTCATCTGCGAACTTGTCCAGCACAACGCCCTCAAGTCTGCGGCCCCATTCCATTGGTGGGCTGTCTGGTACATGATCAGGAATGTGCCCTGAGAATTTTGCCCAAGCCGTATACGGTGACTCCCATTTGTTTAGCCCCGCTATGGTGCCAACCAGGGAACCTCCCACCTTGCCCTTGCGTAGCTCATGCCACTCTGGTTGGGAGCTGTCAAAGGTTCCCAAGTGCTTTGCTGTTTGGATTTGCATGTTGTCCTTTCAATGTGTAATGATTTCACCATACACGAAAGGTAAGACATTGATAAAACTAAATGATGTGGGCATCTGGGACATGAACTGTTCCAAATGTCACACTATGTTCACGGAGCAAACCACACAAATCCCTATGAGCATGTCAGAGGTGATGAAGCTTGGCTGGAAACACGGCTGGAGCATTAGCCGCTCAGAGCACCAGATGTGTCCAGGGTGCTGGAATGTTTGAGACCCGCTACTCTAGAGACCTTTGGAACCAACTGAATGAAGCCATTGAGGAATCTAGGGTGATTCCAGGATGCCGTGACAGCGATCCTGAGGCATGGTTTCCGCCTGAGACCCCAGGAATAGGGGCCGCTTATAATGTGGCCAGAAAACTCTGTGCCAAATGCCCTGTCCAGCGGCTATGCCTTGAGTATGCCATGGCTAACAATGAGGCCCACGGGCTTTGGGGCGGGCTGACACACAGAGAGCGTGTGAAGCTGAAAAGGAAACTATAATTTAGGCACAAAAAAAGGACCCCCAGCAATTAGCTGAGGGTCCTTTTTTATTGGGGTGTGACTAGTGATTCCTAGTCAATCCGTTTGACTACTTTTTCAAGCTTTGGACTTGGCCACAATGGAGGTCAGGATGGATAGCAAAGCGGCACCAGCTGACACGCTAATTAGTCCAGCGTAGTCGATGCTAAAGAGGCCAACACTTCCAGCTCCAAGGGCCGCAATGGCCGCCTGTGCAAATGTCTTGATGGCTCTCTCGCCAGCGTAGCTCCAAAATTCTAAGGTAAAAATCTTCATGGTTCTAGGTCCTGTCTGTTATTTCTCTTGATGTCCTCAAAGGTTGCTGAGGCTGTGTAGGCGGTCACAATTATTGTCAGCAAAGCTATGCCACCAGTGACCAGATTATTACTAACACCTGTGTCCCAGAAAAAGGTTAGGGCTCCAAACAGAATGATGGCAACTGCCAGCCTGTAAGCGCCGTAAATTAGCCGCCGTCTGAACTTCCAGTTATCGGTTTCGGTCTTGACCTCGCCGCCTAGAAAAAACATGCCATCAATGGCTGTCAATCCTAGCTTTTTTAGAGTGGCCTTTTGCAACACTTGCACACCTCTGGTTTCTTTTTCAGTTGTTTATTGATGAACTTTGCTATGTCATACACCTTGCCATAAAACACACCTTTGAGGGATGTGCTAAGCGTGAGGTGCAAATGTGCGCCACGGCTGGCAGAGCCCGTGTTTCCACATCTTCCAGCTGGGTCACCCTTTTTTAGCATGTGACCTGGGGCCAGTCTGACCATACAAGTTGAACCGTCAGTGTGCTGTGA